GCGCCACGAAGGCCAGCGGCGGCACCGCCACCGAGCCGCCGAGCTCGACAGCTGCCGGTGTGCAGTGGACCCCGGGGCCGCCGGCCTTACCAAGAAAGGCGCCGAGCGCGCTCACGTCAGCTACCGGCAACGGGGCCGTACCGGCGTAGAGCCCCGGGATCGCGACGGCGTCCGAGAGCGAGTGCATCCGGAGGTCGGCCGGCAAGCTCTGGGTGCCGAGCGAGCGCCACTCGTCGATCGATCGGTCGTTGCACACGAGCAGGACGGTGTCGCCCGGGATCACCGGGAACGTCAGGAAGAAGCCGCCGGCCCGCGGGAACATGAGGGGGACCCCCGGGATGACGGGGAGTGGCTCCGGTACCTCGCCATCCTCTGCGACCAAGACGTTCACCAGCAGCGGCTGGACATCGACTAGTTGGAGCGCTGGATCGAAGGCGACGACCTGGGCCGGCAATGCCACCCGGACGTCCGCGAGCCTGGCGTCCATTGCCTCGCGGATCACCTCGGCCAAGGTCAGGCGGGTCTCGGTCATAGGGGCTTGAGCTCGAGTTCGCTGTACCACGGGAGCCCGTGGCTGTCGCCTTCGTGGGTGACGGCCTCGATGCGGTAGGGGCCCTGGAGCGCAAGGGACTGCATCGAGACCGGCCGGCCAGGGTGGGCCCCTGGCTGCAAAAGCGACTTCACCTTGACGACGCCATTGGCGCCAGTCTCCGGCGAGCCGATCATCCCGTTGAACGACGACAGCACGATTGCCGGCTCCGGCGTGGTCTCGACTGGCGCGAGCGCCTGAAGCTGTCCGTCCTGCACCGAGAGGTCATACCCCATGCTCCCCATGATGCGCTCGAGCTTGTCGAAGCTGTTGCCGCTGGCCACGAGACCATTGATCGCCTGGGAGAGCGCGCCGCCGACGTCCCCTTGGCCGGCCTTCTGGAGCAGGTTGCCGATCGGCAAGCCAGTGGTCGCTGCGATGGTCTGGAGGATGGTCGTGATCGGTGTCCCGCGCACGAAGCTCGTCTGGACCCTGGCGGCCCGGTAGGCGCGCTCACCGTCGCCGCATCGGATCCTCGTGACCCAGCTCGAGCCCTCGCGGACGTGAGACACGCCGTCACGACGCACGTCTCCCGAAAAGATCTGCTGCATGGTCGTGGCGTATCCGGCCTGGAGGATGAGTGGCAGGACCGTCGGGGCCGAGAGCTGCGCCCTCGTGGTCGGGGCCAGGTTGTAGATCGCCAGCTCGAGGGTGTTGGGGTCGCGCTTGCTCGTGCGAACGACCTTGAAGGTCACGCGCAAGGCGTCGATCAGGATGGTGCCGAGCTGCACGGTCCATCGTCGGCCGAAGAGGTCGTCGCCGGCCACCAGGTCACTCCGACTCGATGTAGACCAGCGGGATCTCGTCGCCCAAGGCGTCGATGTCGGGGTCCCCGAGCTTGCCGGTCACGTCGAGCGCCATGATCTCGCCGGCCGGCGCGTCGTGCGAGGCGATCCGTCTGAGGAGCGGGGTGTTGACCACGACCTTGAGGCCGCTGACGATAGCGGCCCCGCTGACGTCGGCCAGGGAGAGATACCAGTACTCCTCGCGCTGGCTCCACCGAAGAGTCATGGCGAAGACGACGCCCTCGAGCTCCACCTGGACGGACTGGTGTGGAACGCTCGGAGCCACCGGGAGCAGGAGAACGGCCATCAGAGTCCGCTCCACGCCGCAAGGGTCGAGGTGCTCGAGCCGGACTGCGCGGCATCGGCGGCTGCCGGCGGTTTCTTGCCAGCCGCCGAGGTCGCGGTCCCGCGCGCCTGCGCGGGCACGGGCGCCGCGACCGTCTTGCTCTGGACCACCTGGACATTCCGGAGCGTGACCGTCACCTGGACGGCATCGCCGACACCGGCCGACCGCGGGGCCTCGACCCGCGAGATGATCATCGAGCTGTACTCCCGGAGCCCGGTGACCACGTCCACCAGCTTGCCGAGCGCCTTCATGCTGCGGAGCTGCTCGAGCGCTGTCTCGGCTCGCCCAGGAATCGTCGAGAGACTCGCGAGCCACTGGGCCGGGTAGTTCGTCACGATGCCGGTGATCGTGACCTCGTCGGGGTTCTGCTTGACGTTGTCGCTGATGTCGCCGCCGATCTCGACTGGGTGCTCGGTCACCTCGGCCGAGAAGACGTGGTTCTCACTCAGCGAGCAGTCAAGTTCGACGAACCCCCCGGCCTCGAAGGATCCGATAGACACGAGCGTATGGCCGGAGAGGAGCGACACCCCCTACCTCACCGCCGACGGCGTGAGCGCAGCCCTGGCGTCGTTGAAGTGGGACATCAGACGCTCCTCGATCCTCTGGGCCGCGATGTCGGCGATGACGGCTTCGTCCTGACCAGGCGCCCCATTGACCGCGACATCGACCTTGATAGATGAGCCGCCACCCTGCGCCATCGGCCCCGGACTCACGGCCTGGACGGGTGGCCCGAGCACGAGTTCGGCGGCGCTGCGCATCAGGCCATCGAGGACCGACGGACCCTCTGCCGCGCCACCGCCGCCGGTGATGAGCCTGCCGGGCTTGCCACCGAGCCCCCACTCGAAGACGTCGACCACTGCCTTGCGGGCCTTCTCTGCCCACCCGACGACCTCTCTTAGAAAGCGCATGAGCCAGTGCTCGTTGGGGTCGATGCTCGATGGGTCCGTGAAGCTGGTGACCCACTCCTTGTACTTGTCGATGAGGTGGCCGATGAGCGAAGTGCCACCCTCGGAAAAAACCTTGATGTCCTCGAGCAGCAGGACGAAGGCAGCCGACAGGAGCGCCGTCAGAATCACTGGCCACCCAAGCGCCAGCGCGAGTCCGCCCAGTATGGTGGCGGCAACCGCGATCTTGGATGACAGCTCTCCGAAGATTCCAGAAGCCCAGACGATGACGTTCCCCAGGGCCCCGAGGAAGTCCGCCACCTTCTCGGTCACGGCAGCCACGCCTTTCATCCAAACTTCGAGCCGCGCGTTCACGATCCCCTTGGTCGCGATCCGCCACGCCAGGAACTTGTCGAGCAGTCGCTGGAGGGTTGGGAGCAGAGCCGCCGCGATGACGTTCTTGATCCCCTTGAAGACCATGTGGATGCGGGTGATCGTGTCGTTGAACAGCTCCGACCGCGCAGCGAAGTCGTCCGAGATGCCGGCGCCCAGGAGCTCGACTTCGTCGGCCATCTTGCTGATGCCGGCGCGGCCCTCGAGCAAGAGCGGGATCATCTTGGCACCGGAGCGACCGAAGAGCTGCATTGCCAGAGCAGCGCGCTCGGCCGGGCTCTTGACGGTCTTGAATCGGTCCGCGACATCGAGCAGGAGCTGGTCGGCGGTCCGGACCTGACCTGACGAGTCCTTGACCTTGACGCCGAACTTCTGGAACGCGGCGGCCTGCTCTTTCGAGCCGCCGGCTGCGGCCGTGGCGTTCTTCGAGAGCAGAGTCAGGGACTGGCGAAACTCGTCCTGGCTGACGCCCGAGAGGTCGGCCGCATGGGACAGCCCCTGGTACGCCTGGATCGTGAGGCCGAGGGACCGCGAGGCCTTGGCGGCTTCGTCGGCGGCATCAACCGAGCTCGCGACGATGCGGGCGAAGCCTCGGATCACAGCGTTGGCGGCAAGGGCGCCCGCGAGCCCGACCGCTACCTGCTTGACGCGTCGAAGCGCGTTCTCGCCCTTGTCGAAGCTCCGTTGATCGAAGTCGAGCCCAAGGGCGGCGACCAGCTCGCGGAGGATCACGGCGCCTTACTAAGCCGGCCGCGACGCCTGCATGGCGCGGCGGTCGGCTTCATCTTGCAGGTCGACCGCATCGTTGGCAAGCAACACGTCCTCGATGCTCCAGGTGGTCTCGAGCTCATGGAGGGTCGCGATACGACGGGTGACGAGGCGCCAGATAGGCCACTCATCCGCCAGATGGGCCGGGACCTCGAGCGTTACTTGCCCGCCTGAGCCTCGGGCCCATCCCCTGCGAGCTTCGCGCGAGCGAGCCAAGAGGACAAAAAACCGCCGAAGTTCACCTCAAGGGCGAAGGCCAGCCACTGCATCATGAGCCAGGCCTCGCCGGCAAAGTCGCCATCGACCACGAGGGCGCGGCCATCCACGAGCGTCACGGCCGCGAGCTTGTCGACCATCTCCATGACCTTGGGGGTGTCGAGAGCGCCTGCCAGCGTAGTGACCGCCGCCTCGATGATGGGGCCGAGCTCTTGCGAGAGGAGCTGAGCGAGCAACGCCTGGGCATCGGTCCCGAGCTTTGGGTCGAGCTTGACGCGCCCGAGGACAGAGCCGAGCGATGGCCCTAGCATCTTGGCGAGCTCGAGGTAGGCGGCGAAGCCACTCCGTCCAGGCAGCACTCCAACCTGGTAGGTGTGGCCGCCGATCACCTTGGTTTTGGGCTGCTGCTGCATCAGTTGCCGGCGTCGAACATCGTGACGTCGCCGCAGTCGATGACCCACTCGCGGGTCCCGAGGTCTTTGCCGAAGCCCGAGACCGGCACCTTCTTGACCCACCCGAGCTCGGCGGCATGCAAGGTGAGGCCGCCGAGGTCTTTCACGGCGCACGGCACCACTCCATCGCCGGTCGATTCGTCGATGAGGGCGAGGGCGCTGAGCAGTGCGTTGGTCTCGCTGGACTGCTGGAGCGTGATGCGGATCTGACCGGTCTTGTTTCGGTTCCGCGTGCGGGTGACCTCGCCATCGGCCCCGACCGACTTGGTGAAGGCGTCCTCGTCGCGCTCGACCTCGACGAAGGTGTCGGGTGCGAAGCCAGAGTTGATGATGATCGCCCCGACGATCACCACCACGTTTTTCGGATCGTACTTCTTGAGGGCCATGGTGTTCTCCTATCAGACCGAGACGACGCCGCTGATCTCGATCTCGTGGATGGCGCCCGCGAGCGTCGCGGTGAAGCTCACGTCGGGCAGGATGCGGGCCGAGCGGTTCGAGGTGCTGACGTCCGCGACCTTCGGGACCGTCACCTCTGGGGCAGGGTCGGCCGCGAGGCCGCCGACGGAGACGCCCTCGCTGAGCTGTGCCGTGATGGCCGCCTCGATCGAGGCGACGCCTGCATCGGTGTAGGGGATCTTCTTCCCCTGGGCCGTCGCATCAAGCAGGAGCTGGAAGATGCGCTCGCGCATGCGGGCACTGAGCCAGTCGATGAAGCGGGTAGTGTCGATCCACTCGTTTGCGGAAGTCCAGCCGAAGATTGTGACTCCGATGCCGCCCTCGCTCACGTAGTAGTTGCCGTGCTTCGCCTTGATGTTGGCCCGCTCTGTGGCGGTCAGGATGGTGGTCGAGACGCCGGCGAGCGTGACGAACTTCCAGGTTTCGCTCCCGGGGTCCATCGGGAAGACAGCCCCCATCCACGCGGCGTCGGGGAACTCGGCCGGGTCCTGGTGGTACATCGCGGCGGTCCTGGCGTAGCTCGAGGCCTCGAGGTCACTCAGGAGGTCCGTCACGCTGTTGGTCTTGGCGTCGGTGTCCTGGGTGGCGACCAGCATCAGCTTCTTGTTGGACTCGACCCACGAGGCCGCCGCCGCTGCTGCCGCCTCGCTCCGGTGCGTCAGGATGAGGCCGTACCAGGTGTCGTTCTCGGTCAGGATGGCGGCCAGGTCCGTCGCGATGCCCGGGTCGGCCGAGACATCCTTGATGGTCCACTGGCCCATGCCGTTGGCGTTGCCGGTGTCGTCGTCGACCTCGACCGAGAACCAGCGACCGGCGGCGCCCGTGAGGATCACCTTGAGGTTGTCCTCGGTGTCGGTCACGCCTGCGACGCCGATGGCGGTGACGAGTCCCTCGACGATCTCCTGGACCGTGGCGCTGGCGTCGGCCGTGAACTCCGCGCGCACCGGTACGAGCGCATCGGTCCCGATGGTGACCCCGTACTCTGCGAGGTTCACGGCGGCCGGCGTGAGGTTCACGACCTGCGTCGGGGCGAGCGCGCAGCGACCAACGGCCCACATAGGGACCGCCGGGCTCTGGGCCTGCATGGCGGCGGCGGCCTTGTAGAACGGGTCGGTCGTGACGAAGCCGTCGTCGATCATGCCGGTCAACGAGGTATAGAACCGGACGCGCTCGGCGAAGTGGGTGTGGTAGCCGGCGATGAGGGGGACGCCGAAGCCGGCCTGCGTGACCGCCGGGGCCGAGGTGGTGATCGTGACCGATACAATGTCGCTGAGGCTCATGGTCGAATCCTTCCGGGGCTAGGTCTCGAGGTCGGGGTCCACGTCGCCGAAGTCAGGGGTCACCTCGACGGTCGTGATGTAGCCATTCCGCTCGGTAGTGGTCTCCGCATAGCTCAAGCGCAGGTCGAACGTACAGCGGTCCACCCATTGGGCGCCAGATTTTTCGGGTATCCGGCGCATCGGGAGCCGTTCGTTGATGGCCAAGCCGGCGGCATCGAGGATGGCGCGGGCCGCCGGGAGAGCCAGTGCGTTGTACGCCAGCTCGAGCTTGGAGATGGCGTCGTCAGGCGGGATGTTATCCTCGGTCACGACGCTGCACGACACCGTGAAGGCTCGCATCCCGCAGCCGTCAACCGCGAGCTCGTGGCCCTGATCGTTGTTGGCGTAGGACAGGTTCGAGGTCAGCGCGAGGGTGAAGGCATCGGCCGCATCCTCCACCAGCTCCAGCGTCCCGTCGAGGTTGTCGGTCGCGGTGACGGGCTCGGCCCCGGCGTTGATGGCGGCGACCAGCGCGGCCACGATGGCGGCGGCTGTCGCGGCCCCTCCCGAGATGATGCCGAACGACGTCCCGTTGATCGTGACCTGGTAGCTCGCGAGGTTCTGGACCACAGGCGTGACGGTGATGTCGCTCGCGGCCAGCTCATAGCGGTCCCGGTTCTCGTCGTCGGCGTTGTCAACCGCCATCGGGCCCGCGATGATGTTGAGAGACCAGTAGGGGCGCGCTGGCTCGGCGTAGTCCTGGCCTGCCCATACGCCGGCGAGTCCCGTGGCCCCCGAGATCCAGGCGGCGAGCGCGTCGCGACGTGCCGCCCAGCTCATTGCCCTGCCCTCACGGCAATCGAGCGCCAGAAGCCGTACTCGCTCCAGGGCTCGACATGCAGCACCTCGAAGCTCTCGCCCTGGTAGACGAACGTGTCGCCCTGGACGCCACCGGCGGCGTTGCCTGGAGCGTTGGGCGGCTGCAGCGCGACCTTCGAGAGGAAGACAACCGCGCGGCCGCCGCGCCGGCCATCTGGGAGCAGCTCGACGTCCTCCGGGGTCGCGGGGTACATGACGCCGGTCGGCGCCAGGCTCGTGGATGAGCCATCGGACCACACCCCGTTGGCCGCGAGGACCGGCTGTCCTCTGCGCGTCACCGCCAGGGTGGAGTTGGCCAGCTCGTCGATGACTTCCGAGAGGTCCATCAAACGACCTTGTAGGTGATGGCGTTGATGAGTTGATTGGAATCGATGAGCGGCTTACTGGAGCCCTTCCGTGCGATGGTCGCGGTCGCCAAGTCAGGTTTGATGCCGGCCCGGATGCGGGCCCGGATGTCGGCCACGACCTTCTGGCCTAGGATCTCGAGCGCTTGGGTAGCGGTCATTTTCCTGTTGATGACGCCCTTCGAAAGCAGCTTGGCCAGCGCCTTGTACTTCGCCGCGTTCTCATCGATCGTCGCCCGGATGAAGCTGCGCTCGGGGATGGTCCCATCGAGCCGGCCGAACTCATGGACGGCCGCCAACTCTGCGTTGTTGAGGCCATCGTCGCGACCGCCGTCATCCGACTGGATGCCAACCAGGACCCGGCGCTTGGCGCTGGTCTTCTCGAGATCCTGGCGGAGCTTGCGCCAGCCGCGGTCCCGGTCGATGACGCGCCTTGCCGCCATCTCAGAAGACCCTCGGCACCATCAGGGATGCCCTCAGTTCGAGCCACAGGCGCCCGTAGGACGTCGATCCCGTCGGGTCCAAGGCAAAGGCA